AAGGAAACTGGGAAGCATTGGGTCGTAAGTTATATTACATCAGTCATGAATACATGGAAAAGTTTGCTGAATCGCAAGCGGTTGATGAATATAACTCTGGTTTAGGAGATTAAAATGCCAACTTACATTATTACAGAAACCGCAAAAATTACATTTGTTATTCAAGCTGATAGTGAAGAAGCTGCTTTTATTAAGATAGATGAACTTAATCTTGGTGATCGTAAAGAGATTGCAGAATTTATACGGCTTGAAGTAACTGATATAGAAACTTTATAGGACAAAACATGAAAACATTTTTAGAATTACGCAAAATCAATGTAAATGAACATACCGAGAAAAAAGGTAGGTTTACTTACTTATCTTGGACATGGGCGGTAGATCAACTATTAGAGAATGACCCAACAGCAACTTGGACATTTGGTGATCCAACTTACTTTGCAGAGACTTTAATGGTTTATTGCACGGTAACCGCTTTTGGTAAGTCTATGACTTGTCAGATGCCTGTTATCAATAATTCAAACAAAGCTATCCCTAATCCAAATGCTATGGATGTGAATACAGCAATGCAACGCTGTCTGGTTAAAACTATAGCACTGTTTGGAATTGGCTTATATATTTATGCTGGAGAGGATTTACCACAGGAAGATCCTATTGACCCAACCACCCTTCAAAGATTGCTTGAAGCCATTAGTTATTGCATGAATCTTAATGAGTTAAAAGCTGAATATATTAATGCTTGCAAGTTAGTAGTTAATGATCCATTGGCATTAAAGTCGCTTGAATTGGCAAAAGATAAGCGTAAAGGAGAATTGGGAGCATGACCACATTTACCACAGAAGATAGAGAAGCAATTATTAAATCCATGTATCAAGCGGTAGAGCCTATTCCGTTTGCTGGTATGGTTACCATTGAACATCCAGAAAGAATGCTTGAACAAGGTACAGATGAATGGAAAAAAGCAAAACTTGGGTATGTTTCAGGTAGTAATATTGGAATTGTGATGCAAAAAGGTAGGGGGGATGCTCCATCTAAAACTAGGCAAAGTTTTATTGAAAAGATTGTTGCCGAAAGATATTCCCAAAAAATAGAAGAAAATGGTTATACCAATGAGTATATGGAATGGGGAACACAAACCGAGCCACAAGCAAGACAAGCATACGAAGTTTCACATGAAACATTTGTAGATAAAACAGGATTTTGGAAGCATCCAACAATCAAATGGTTAGGTTGTAGTCCTGATGGTTTAGTTGGTGATAATGGGTTAATTGAAATAAAGTGCCCTAAAACTTCAACTCATCTTAATTATGTGTTAAATGATGAAATACCAAGTGCTTATTATTTGCAAATGCAATGCCAAATGTGGGTAACAAATAGGGAATGGTGCGATTTTGTATCTTTTGACCCAAGAATCCCAGAAAAGAATCGTTTGTTTGTAAAGCGATGCCATAGAAGCAACGATACGATTGCCGATATGGAACTAGCAGTATTAGTGTTTCTAGCAGAAGTGGAAACTCGATTAAATATCCTCTCAGGAGAAAAATGATGGCGGTTTTAAAATTTGAAGTAAAGACAAAGAATGGCACTTACAAAGACCGAAATGGTGAAGAAAAGACCAAATGGCATCAAATGGGTGTATGCTTTGAAAATGACAAAGGACAATTATCTATGAAAATAGATTCGATTCCTGTTGGTTTTGATGGATGGGTATCATTGTTTGAACCAAAGCCTAAGGAACCTATTGCTGGTAAGTCAAGCTCTATTAATGCTGGCAATTCCATTCAGGATGACGATATACCTTTTTAAGCAATACGAGGGGGAAACCCCTCACTTCTATGGGGGAAAGTAAGAGGTGACTCTCTATAAACTGTTTCGGCATAAAGAACCGACCTTTTCGTGGCTTTCCCCCACCTAACATTTCACATAGAAAAATAAATTAAAAAAGTTTAAAAAAACTGATTTAGTTCGTAATAATCTATTAGATTCGTTATATAATACTTCTATGGAAACAACTTCCATATAACGAAAAAGGAAATAAAAATGCAAAATCTACAAATTATCCCAGTATCAAAAACTGTTTTTAGGGTATTAATGTCCACCAAGGAATCCGATGTATTTTATGTTGCAAAAAAACGGAATGCTTGGGTAATTGCTAATCAAGGTCAAATCATTGACTTTGCTCCCAATAAATCTATGGCAATCGCCTCCGCTATTAATCATTGGAAAATTTAATCATGAAAGATTTTATTCTTGCTTGCTTATTAGGAGTTTTCTTTGGAATTATGTTTGCAATAGGCTTTATGGATGTATCAGCACTTGATTTATTTAATCTTACGAAAAGGAATTAAAAATGGCACATGAATTAACAATTAGACAAAATGGATTCGCTGAAATGGCTTTTGTAGGCGAAACCCCATGGCATGGCTTAGGACAAGAACTTGACCCAAATGCGGATATGGAAACTTGGAGAAAAGCCGCTGGAATGGATTGGACTTTGGAATCATCCCCAGTTCAATTTAATGCAAACGGAAATAACCAATCCTTTGCTGGTCAAAATGTTCTTTATAGAAGCGACACAAACGCACCTATGTCAATAGTATCCAATCGCTATAAACCAGTTCAACCATCCGAAGTATTAGATTTCTTCAAAGATTTGGTTGAGGAATCTGGCTTTAAACTTCATACTGCTGGCACATTATTTGGTGGCAAACGCTTATGGGCATTAGCTGAAACTGGTAAATTTGGAGAAATTACCAAAGATGACGGAATAGGTGGTTTCTTATTGCTTTCGACTTCATGCGATAGGTCTTTAGCTACAACCGCTAGATTTACTTCGGTAAGAGTTGTATGTAATAACACTTTATCTATGGCTACATCCGATGGTGCTGACTGCGTGTCTTTTACTCATGCTAGGGAATTTGATCATAATTTGATGAAAGCAAAATTAGGGTTAGCGGTTGAATCATTCTCTGCTTTTATGGCAATGGGTAAATTTTTGCAAACGCAACAAATGAATGTTCATTCAGCAGAGGATTTCGTAGCAAAACTAATGGTAAACCCTGTAAGAATGACCGACCCAGAGTTTGAGGTTCGCAATACCAGAGGATTTACAAAGATTCTGGATTTATTTGAAGGACAAGCAAAAGGTTCTGAACTTGTAGGTCAAACCAAATGGGGAATGCTTAATGCGGTTACAGAATATTATGACCATCACTTACCATCAAGAACTCAGGATGCTAGATTAAATAGCACTTGGTTCGGCTCAGGTAATGCGGTTAAAGCTAAAGCAATTCAATTATTAGTTGCTTGACAATAATACTTTATCCTGTAATATATCCCCTATCTAATACTGATAGGGGAACTTTATGGCTAATGCCGCAAGCAAGGTAAGAAATGCCTTTTTACAAAACTCGCAAGATATGACTTTGACAGATTTGAAAGAATTTATTGGTGATTTAAAATCAAATGAAATATCTATGGCTTTGTCATACTTGCAGAAACAAAGATATGTAACAAGAGAATCTATACCAAATGATGTTCCAAAGAAAAGGAAAAGAGTTTGGTTGTATAAATATTATCCAACACCATTACCAAAACAGGAAAGCAAATGACTGTAAAAATCCATGAGCCAAAATCAGTAGATATTGAAAAGCTGAAAAATCACCCTAAAAATTATAGAGAGCATCCAGACGACCAACTTGAGCATTTAATGAAATCCATTGAACAGCAGGGTTTTTATCGGAATATTGTAGTCGCTAAAGACTATACGATTCTAGCTGGTCATGGAGTGGTCAAAGCAAGCCGTAAGCTGGGTTTAAAAGAAGTGCCTGTGGTTAGGTTGGAAATAGATGCAAACAGCACTAAGGCTCTTAAAGTGCTTGCTGGTGATAATGAATTAGGTAGATTGGCAGAAGTTAATGATAGAGAGTTATCCAAAATTTTAAAAGAAATTATGGAAATGGATGTGGAGGGATTGCTTGGCACAGGCTATGACGAAATGATGTTAGCTAATTTGGTAATGGTTACAAGACCTTCAAGTGAAATAGCTTCTATTAAAGAAGCGGCAGAATGGATTGGTATGCCTGACTATGAGCCCAAGGAAAATGCTTTGCGAATCAACATCCAATTTAGAAATGCGGAAGATAGAAACAAATTTGCGGAAATTTCTGGCATGAATGCTGGTAAGTCGGATGGTCTTACTTGGTCATATTGGTGGCCGCACCGTGAAAAAGAGGACTTAAAATCGGTTAAATATGACGCCTAAATATCCAGTTTATATACTTTCTAAAGGAAGATGGGATGCTTGTTTAACGGCAGACTTTCTTTTAGAAGATGGAGTTGAATTTAAAATAACCGTAGAGCCTGAAGAAGCGGATTTATATAAAGCCAAGTATGGTGCGGAAAGAATTGTGGTTGCACCTGAGGCTTTTTCTAAACAAGGGCTTGGTCCTGTACCTATTCGCAACTTTATTAGAGATCATAGCCAAAAAGCTGGGTATGAATGGCACTGGCAACTTGATGACAACATTAAATTTATAACTCATTACACCAAAGGAAAAGGCAAAAGAGTTAATTCTGGAGAAGCATTTGGAAAAATAGAGCAATTTAATGATATGTATTCTAATATTGGAATTATTGGCTTATCTAATATTGCTTTTGCTTTCTCTAAAAGCAAACCTTTCCAAGTAAATCAACAAGTTTATTGCTGCATTTTATTTAAAAACGATATGCCTTACAGATGGAGATGCTTAGGTGAAGATACAGACATGACTTTACAAGTGCTTTCAGGTCGCTTATGCACAGTTTCAATGAATGTATATGTAATAGAAAAAGTAAGCAGCGGTGTAATGAAAGGCGGTAATACTGATTCATATAAGGAAGATGGAAGGCTTTTAAGAACAAAGGTTTTAATGAAAAATTGGCCGCATTTAGTGACTTTAAGCAAAAAATGGGGAAGACCTACTCATGATTTAGGTCATATATGGAAAAAATTTGACTTCCCATTGATTAGAAAATGAATACAAGATACCCAGTTTATGTAATATCCAAAGGAAGATATGAGAAATGTCTAACTGCAATGTTTCTAATACAAGACAAAGTAGACTTTTTTTTAGTAGTTGAGCCACAAGAAAAGAATGAATATGCGGAAAGATACGGATCTGATCGTATATTAGTGCTTCCTTTTAGCAATCTTGGGCTTGGTTCAATACCAGCTAGGAATTTCTGCTGGGAACATAGCAAGAAAAATGGGCATTTTCGACATTGGATACTTGATGACAACATACACAAAATGCGTAGATTGCATAAAGGTAAGCGTATAGCTTGCAATTCTTTACCAGCTTTAAAAGCCACCGAGGATTTTGTAGACAGATATGAAAATATAGCTATTGCAGGCATGAATTACACATTTTTTGCTATTAATAAGATGCCACCTTTCTATTTAAACTGTCATGTTTACAGCACTTTACTTATACGAAATGATATGGAATATAGGTGGAGAGGAAGGTATAATGAAGATACTGATTTGTGCTTGCAAGTCTTATCTGGCGGTTGGTGCACAGTGTTAATGAATGCCTTTTTAATTGAAAAAGTAGCAACTATGACAATGAAAGGCGGTAATTCAGATGTGTTATATAAAGGTGATGGCAGATTAACAATGGCTAAATCTTTAGAAAGAATGTGGCCAGGAGTTGTAAAAACAGATAGAAGATATGGCAGACCGCAACATGTAGTTGCGAATCAATGGAAAGGCTTTGATACTCAACTTGTTAGAAGAAAAGACATTAATTGGGATAATTTAAATGCAAACAACTATGGTATGACTTTAAAAGTAGTTGCTGACGGCATTAAATCCGATTCCCTAAGAAACTTTGTGAGCAAAGAAAATGACAAAAATTGAAAAAGAAATATATCGTTGCGGTATTAGGCAGTTGCTTGCATGGCGCAAAGAATGGGGATTAAAAAAGTTTAGGGAATATACTTATAGTTATACTATGCATCCAAAATGGTCGAGATATTCTAATGACTTTACTTTACAATGGAGACTAGGTAATCGTGGTAATAAAGGTCATTGGATAGGATAAATATGCCAATCGTAAGAAAACAAGATGGATGGTACTGGGGAAGCAAGGGACCATTTTCAACCAAATCAAAAGCCCTACAAGTGGCACAAGCTGCTCACGCAAGCGGATTTAAGGAAATAGAAATGAATACTGCTCTTATTGGTGACTTTATTGCCACATTACTTCATTCAGCAACAATTACTCATTTTATGCACCTTCAATCGGTATCATATTCAGAGCATAAGGCTTTAGGTAAATACTATGAGGAAATAGTAGAGTTAGCGGATACAGTAGCCGAAGCTATACAAGGCTGTGAGGGAATACTTATTAAGTCGTACCCTACAATGTACGGTTATCCAGAAGTAACACCATTACAGTATTTAACCATTATTAGAGATTATGTTATTACACATCGTGATGGTATATCCGAATACAGCAATATTCAAAATGAAATAGATGCAGTAATGACTTTACTTGATAGCACTATATATAAGCTAACTTTCTTAAAATAATGCCAACTTTACCTACATATACAAAATGTATAGAATTAGGGTGTAAGGAACAACGCACCAAGTCATCATCCTTTTGCGAAATACATGGCGGAAGTCCTAGACCAATGAGTGAACATAGGTGGAGAAACCAAAAGGAATATGACACACCTTTTTGGCAATCAACAAGAAGACGGCAATTATCAAGGCAACCACTATGTTCATCATGCTTACTTAGAGGTGTAGTAACACAAGCTAACCATGTTGATCACTTATTCCCATGGACTTGCATAGGAAAAGAATCTTTTAGGCGTAATATATACCAATCGTTGTGTCAACCATGCCATAGCCGTAAAACATCCCTTGAACAGAGGGGAGTGATCGAATGGTACAAAGAAAAGGTCTATACGCTGTCTATTGCGGACTATGCGTATGTGCTGTCTACCCATTAAATTGGGCATGAAACTTAAAAACTTTCCTATTCTTTTAGGTTCAGGTCGCCCTAAAAACAAGGGTAA